TTTCGGCGACCGCCTCTGCTTGCTTTTTGGTGGTCGCCGTCAGCAAGCCAATCCGCGCTAAGAACACACGCAACCAACTATCCGCGTTCATCAGTTGCTGGACAAGCGTGCCAACCCCCACAATAACCGCGCCAAATCCGGTTGCCATTAGTGCGCCGCGTAGCGCGCTCAACGAACCGGCAAGAGTCAGGGTGGCAATCCTGGCCGCGGCAAAACTTGCAACCCATTTGCCAGCAAAGAATGCCGCAACAGCAGCGCCGCCAAGCAACACCTTTTCCAGATGCTCGGCCAAAAAGCCCAGCGCATCGCTAATAATGGGCTTGAGCGACTTAAACGCATCAGCAACGCCAACAATGACCGGCCCAAGAGAACCGAATTGATCGCTGGTCAGTTTCGCCCCTTCTGTCATCGAGACTAGCGACTTGGTGAGAGGTACCGCAATCGCGACCACCGCGCCAAGCGCAGCGCCGAGGATGCCAAATCCGCCAAGCAACTGCGGCAACTGTTGCCCAAGCGCAACGCTGGCCGCCGTGCCTGCGCCGACCTGAGTGGCAAAGTCGGCGACCTGAAACGAGACGTTTTGCATCGCCAAGCCGAAATTGCGGTTTCTTGAGGTCGCAACGCTTAGGCGGTTTGTGCCTACTTGCACGTTATCGTTGGCGACCTTCATGGCGCGGCCAAGGCCAGTTGCTTGGTTGCGAACTTGCAACATAACATCGGCCAGGTCGTCGGCCTTAACGCCGGCCTTTTGCATTGCCTCCTCTAAACTCTTGGTAACGCGCTTGGTCTGCCCGAACTTATCAACCAACCGGCCAGACGCATTGACCGTCATCCCGATTTTATCTTCGAGCCGGTCAAGCGTCTGGTTCAGTTTCGTGAAGTCGGTTTGGACATCGGTTGTGTCCGCCGTAATCTTCACGCGCATTTCGGGCAGTGCCATGCTCTAGCCTTCCTTGGGATAGCCGCGCGCCATCCAGTCCTGCAATTCGCGCACCGTTCGCCTTGTCAGTTTGCCGGGATAGTTGCCCGGCTGGTCATCTTGATGATGTTGCAACAATAGCAGCACTTCGCCAAGCGTCATCGACCAAAACTCACTTGGCGCCAAGCCCAGCCCGCGAACGCAATTGAGATAGAGCGCATTCCAGGCAATCGGTTCTATTTCGGCTTCTGGGTGCGCTTGGGCTTTGCGGCCGGAGCCGCTGGCAACTTTGGGCCGGTTGCATCCTCCGGTGGACTAATCGCCGTTACCAGCGTTTCGCAGAATGAAATAATCCACCGCGCTTCATTGTGCGAAAGGTCGTGCATCATCTCGCCGTAAACGTCATCTTCGTTCACCTTGGCGCCGGCCTCGCGCAGGAAACCGCAAGCGATAGTCGCCAGGTCGAAGATGGGCAGCGCGCCGGATTCGGCTTGCGTGCCGACTTTGTGAATCACGCCCAGCAGGTTGATATCACCGTCGCCCTCGATGCGTCGAAGCATCCGCACCGATGGCGTGATGAGGTAAATCTCGCCTTGATAGGCAATCTCGATCTCGCGGAATACGCTCGCCATTTTGAGCCTCTACTTTCTGAGGGGCACCCCTCAATAGGAAAAAGGCGGGCGCATGATACGCCCGCCCGATCACCGGCAACTTGAAACTAGGTCGCCGTCCAAGTCACCGCGCCGCTGGAGGCAACCGTCATCGAGAAGGTTGCCGCCTCTGCGCCATCCGCGCCGCTGCCCTCAAACGAGTTAATGACAAACGATCCGGAAATTGTGCCGAGAGACTGCACGTCAAAAGCAAACAGGTGCTTTGCCGCCGAGACGCCAGCATTTGCGGCCAGGCCCAGGAAAGTGCCGGTTGTGAGCACGCCTTCCACCGTCATCTCAAACGATTTGCGGCCAATGTCATCGAGATAGGTAACAACGCCGGAATCGTCCTTGTCGGTAATGTCGATATGCTCGTTGCTGATTGTGAAGCCATCGGTACGAGCGCCTGCCATGTCGGCATATGCTGCCGACGCAACGGCTTTGTATTGCACGCGCATATTGCGCCCTGCTGCTGCGGCCATCTATTTGATCCTTTCGAGATTGCCGGTTGATCTGTGCCGCGTTCGCGGTCATTGGAGCGTCAGCCTAGGCTGACCACCCGAAATTCGACCATGGCGCGACGGGTAACACCGTCGTCCTCGGTCATAAACTCCATGTCGGTGCATTCCGTGGTGATGTGGCCAGTCAGGCCCGCAAGCGTCACCCGATGGAGCGCCAGGAACACCTGCCGCGCAATGGCCTTGATGGCGAGTTCGCTTGGCGTGCGGTGCCATACATCAACCTGCACAAGCGCTTCGCTGCCGGCGTCGTCCTTGGTCGTAAAGCCATCGTCGGTCAGGAATGCAAGCGTGATATAGGGGAAGTTCCCCGCCGCCTCGGCATCGACCACTTGCGGCGCGCCCATCGTCCAGATCGGCGTTTCCGCGCTGGCGCTGGTCAGAAGCGTTGTGACCGCCGACACGTTTACGGCGTCATAGACGGCCTGCTGTATCTCTGCCGGCCTCATCGCGTGAACCGATTGATAACGTCGAGAATGAGGCTATCCAATATCTTCTGCGCTTGATCTTGCGCCGGTCGCCATGCTGGCCGAGGCAAGATGCGTTGGCCGGTTCTGTACTTGTGGCCGTACTCCAGCGCCCGCGCATATTTCACACGGTTTACAACCTCAACGCCATCGGGCAGCTGACGGAACGTCATGCCGCCTGCAAGCCGCCCGGTGTCGGTCTGCGGCGCTTGCCCTGGCGCGCTGGCTTGATGCTTGCGGCGCGGATTGTACTTCGTATAAATCCGCCCAGACGCCGGCCCGCGCTGGTAGCGCTTGACGATATCGCCGTGCATCCAAAGGCCGGTCTTTGTCACAGCCTCATGAATTGCGGCATCCAATTCCTTTTGCCGGCTAGCAAGTGCGGCTCGCATTTGCGCCAGCCCTTCGATGCTCGGCTTAACTTGCACCATCAGCTAGCCTCCCCGCCCTCTATGTCGATTTCCAGCCAGCGGTTGCGCCGCTCAAGGTTGTTGATGAACGTGATATTGTGCGCTTCGCTGTCGATCAACACCCGGTCGCCTTCACGCAACCCTGAGAAGTACCGCACCACGACCCGAGCACTGGTCCGCGCCTCGACGCGGTTGGATAAGAACCGTTCATAGCCAGACAGCGCCTTGTAATAGGCTCGCGCAGCTGCGCCGCTGATCGTGGCCCAGGTTTCGGTTGCGCCGCCTGCGCCATCGGCCACGCGGGTTCGCCGCTGAAATGTTACGGGCGTCCGCAACATGCCGGCGTTCATATCACAGCATTTCATAAGTTAATTCTCCTGCGGGATGCTCGATTGCGTAAGCGGAGCGCCGCTGTTGAGAATGATGCTAAAAGACGCCGAAACATCCGCCGTGTTAGCGCCGACGCGGCCCATACTTGCTAACTTTGGTCAGACCCGTAAAAATGCGACGGGTAATATTGAGATAAGACGGGTGCGCCATCAGACTTCCAGCACCTCATAACGCCGGATCAGCTTATCAACGCCGCTGCCAACATAGGCATCGGCTGGCGTGCAACCGTCGCCGCGATGCTCATACGCGAACGCCGCAAGCTGCCGGATCGCGCGCCGGATCGGCGTCGGCACGTCGTCAGGCTCTGCGCCATAGCCGGCAACGTAGACGATCTCAATGGCGTTGTTGGCTCGCAAGGCAACCGGCCAGGTCGCGCCGACTTGCAGCGTCAGTCGCCCCGGCAGGCTTGCCGTGTCCACGTCAAACGTGCTGCCAACCGTGACTGCCGTACTGGTGCCGTCCTCATCGTAGACCGTGCATGACGTGATCGAAGCCAGCGGATAGCGCGGCAGGCGCACGTCGGTTGCATTGGCTGGCCCATGTAATTCGGCGATGCTGCCCTGGCGCACGCCATCCCACCACGGCTCGCGTCCGCGCGTCGGCCAGCGATCCAGCGTCAACTGCCAGGTCTGCGTGATCAGCGCCAGGCCGGTCGTGTCCTCCAGTTCCTGCGTGCATTCCTGAATCAGCGCGGCCAAATATTCATCCTCGCCGTCGTCCTCAATGCGAAGGTGCTGCTTGAGTTCGCGGATCGTGATCGGCTCAATTGCAGGTGCGCTGGTTCGCCGATTGGCGCGATAGTCCCAGAAACGCATCAAAGCACCTTCTCGATCTGCATTATGTCGTACCCCTCATTCGGAAAGGTCTCGACGCGCCCGCCGCTATAGGTCACGTCCCACTCCAGCCGATAGACGCCATGCGTGGCCGTCTCTGTCGTGGACAGTTGGTATTGCACCACGCCGCCGGTCGCGCTTGATACCGTCACGCTTTCGCCATCAATCACCCGCGTCGTGCTGCCGATGCGCTTGGCTCGGATCGTGACCGTTGCGCCGGTCAAGTTGATGACCGTGCCGGCGCTGTCCTTGAGCGTTGTGCTGATGGTCGGCGAGTCGTCATCTTCTTTGATGTGAAAAGTAGCCATCTATTCCTCGTCCGCCGTCTGGTTTGGCCCCATCGTGCCGAGCGTGCTGCTGTTACTTGATCCGCCGAGCGTGCTGGTGTTACCCGATCCGCCGAGCGTGCTCGTGGTCAATGACGCGCCGGCATAGACAACACGCCCTGTGATAAACTCGCCCAGAAAGCCTGCGCCGCTAAGCAATGCGGCCGGGATGGTCAGCGCACCCGTGCCGGTAATCGTCCCCTTAGCAATGCCCGCAATCACTGTTACCGGCAGGGTGATCGTGCCTGTCGCTGTTATCGTGCGCTCCGCAGCGCCCGCAACGTCAACCGCGGGCAACGTGATATTGCCCACACCTGTTAGCGCCCTTTCAGCCGCGCCAGCCAGCGTCAGCGTCGGCAGAACCAGGGCGCCCGCGCCCGCAATCGACTGCTCGGCAATGCCGGCGATCAATGCGGCCGGAAGCGTCAGCGCGCCCGTGCCGGTGATAGTGCCGCCGGCATTACCAGCACCACTTACAACCACGCCCGCAAAAGTCACCGAGCCGGTGCCTGTGACTTCCCGCGCCGCCTGGCCGGCAACCTTCGCAGCCGGTAGCGTGATTGCGCCAGAACCGGGAATCACTCGCTCGGCAAGGCCGGAAATGACCGCAGCCGGTAGCGTGATTGAGCCTGTCGCATCCCTGGCAATCGTACCCGCGCCCAATACGGTCAGCGCAGCAAGCGTAATGGCGCCAGATGCCGTGACGCTCCGCTCGGCGATGCCAGCCGCCACAATAGCGCCTAAAGTGACCGCGCCTGCGCCGGTAATAGGCGCTGCGCCCACCGTGCCAGAGCCGGCAAGCAACAGCGAACCGAGATTAATTGCACCCGTGCCGGTAATTGATCGCTCTGCCGCGCCCGATACCGTCAGAGCGGGCAGCGTGATTGCACCCGTGCCGGTAATAGGCGCTGCGCCCACCGTGCCAGAGCCGGCAAGCAACAGCGAACCGAGATTAATTGCACCCGTGCCGGTAATTGATTGCTTTGCCGCTGGCAGCGCCGCCAATGGCGCAGAGGCGAGAGCAGCGAAGCCTAGCATGAATTAGGTCCAGTATTTATCGGCGGCATAATCCGACGGGATCGGCTGCATTGACTCAAGCAAATCGGACTTCGCCCGGATTATCTTGATTGTCTCCCAAATAAGTTCCATCGCAAGGAGTTCGTCGCGCTGTTCTTGCGTCAGGTTTGCCTCGCCAATGCGCAGGAGTTCAACCGAGCGGGCCAGGAGATTGCGCTGCCGGTAATCAGGTGCAATGGCAAGGATGCGGCGGCCTGCTTCCTGCTTGACCATATCGGCTGTAGGGATTAGCTGCGGCTCGTTCCAATCTGGAACCTCCAGAATCTGCCCGTTTTTTAGAACCGCTGCCATTAAATTGTCTCCTTGTAACCATAGAGAGCGATTCGACCAGTTGCGATATTATTACTGCTTTGACTAATGCGAATTGTGTCAACGCGAGCTGTCATCTCGCGGCGGTTGCTGATAAATGCCGCGCTATCGTCAAAATCATAAAAGCCCTGCATCACGAAAACATCATCTGAAACGGTGATCTCATGAACGGCGCTTTGTGGTGCGTTTGTGCCGCTGAATGTCTGGATCGCAATTAAAAATGGAACGCCGGTGGAAGAAGTCCAAGACACGTTGGTATATCCGTACTGCACACCTTGTGACAGAATCTTATGATCTCCGCTAGAAATGAACGTGCTTCCCCCGTCGGTAGAAAGCGTGACCCGCGTCTGTGCGCCGGTCGAAGATACACTGTTTGTCAGATCATCAATACACAACTTAAATCGAGTGTACCCGGCAGGGATATCAATATCGATGGCGGAAACGGCAGTAGTAACCGTCTCCACGGCCAGCAAAACCAGCCCGCCTAAATCCTCGCTCGCCGCCGTGACAAAGACCGTAGCGCTGCCGCTTAAGCTCAGGAGCGAGCCGGTCGAACTCTCCGAAAGCGTGCGCGAAAGCGTCGTGCCGGATGCCGTGTATGTGCCAGTGCCGATCTCCCAGGCGGTGCCATCCTCGATGGTGTAGCGGACCACGTCGCCATCGCTGACGCCGGCAGCGGCGAACGTCTGAAACCCGCTCTCCGCAGAGCCTAGCGTGATCGTGCCTGTGCCGGATGTTGCGGTAGTCATACGAGCACGGTTAGCGTGGGTGACAGCCGCCATGACGCTAGCTAGCCGGCATGGTCACGGTAAGCGACGACACGCTGACCGTGTCGCCCGCGCCGATGGTCGTGCTGCTGAGATTGATTTCTGCGCCGGTCGTCCCGACAGTCGCCTCAAGAATTTTCGTCGAGTCGCTGTCGAAAATAGATGCTTGGGCAGCAGTGCCACCAGTCGCGTTTGTATCGCTGGTGATGCTGGCCGCGGTGGCAACGCCGCCCGTGGCCGCGCCGAACGCCGTGGCCGAGAATGTTAGCGTTGCCACCGCCGCATCGGTCGCGGTCTGGAACACTAGCGTTCCGTTGCCTGCCGTCGCGCCGGCATCGACCAGATCAACCACTGCATCAGCGGCGGCATTGCGAGTTGGAGTTTCAAGAATCGCCATAGTCCTTACCCTTTCGCCAGGATTGCATCGGCCTTTGCGGAGGCGTCAGCCAGCGCGGCCTTCTCGGCCGCGATCTCTTGCATAATTTCGCCCTTGCGCCGAGATAGGCGCGCGACTTGCGCTTGCGCTTTGGTCAACTTGGTTTCAACTGTTTCCAGTTCTGCCAGGCTCTGCCGTAAATCAGCCATCGCTTTTCACTCCTAGATATTGCCTTTCCTCGTCGGTCAGGCTGGCTTTCACTTCATCCGGCCAACGGTTAGGATCACCGTCGGCCTTAATCGTCCCATATTTGTCACGCACCAAGGCAAAGCCCTGCACTTTGGGGCGCGGGATGCCTGCCTTATTGCTCACGCTTTGCCCTCCGACCTCGCCGCTTGCGCTCTGGCGCTGTCACCACTTTGATTTCTCGGTCATTCTCTGCTGGCAACCAAACGGCTGCGCCGGCATCAACTGCCCAGATTGCCGCATTGCCCTCGATGATTGCGCCTAGCTTGAACGTCACAATCGTATGGCCTTTTGGCGCGCAGCGGAAGCCGTTAGGCGCTATCACCTCGGCCCTCATTTGCCAGTCTCCCGCCGCACCAGTTCGTTGGTCGGTCGCGTGTGATCGTAGCGCCGCTCGATTTCCTCGACGCTGGGCAGTTCTGCCCGCGGCTCCATGCGGATCGTCTTGCCGTCTTCTTCCAGGCTCAAGTCGTAACCGTCATAGCCATAAATCTTGTTCTGCAACGGCTCTAGGGCATCCATCATTGCCGTGCTGCTTGGCAACGTGACTTTAATGCCCCGCTGACTTGCAGCACCGAGCCAGTATTCTACGCACCCGCGCCCGCGCTCGGCATAGTGCGAATGCTCATAGGAATAATCGGCGCCGAAAAGGCTAATGCGCTTTACCTTGTAGTGAATCGCCAGCGCGACCGCGTGCGCCGCCGTATTGTTGAAGTAGGGCAGGTTCAGGTCATTCACTACGTCTTGCAACGGAAACGTTGTCAGCGTTGGGTAACGGGTCAACAAGTCATCATCAACATGGCTGGTGATGATCGGCCCAGGATACGTCTGCATAAAGCGCAGCATGTGCGCGATGTTGCTTTGCGGCCTGGCTGCGGCCCTGGCTTCCTGCACCCGCAGGTCGTCCATATGCACCATGCGATCAGAAACCACCGAACCAGCAGCGGCGTTGATCGCCCACACCTCATCGCAATAGCCAACTGCGCCACCCAGAACTTTAGTGATATCAACAAACGTGTTCAGGCTTGGCCCCAGCGCGCAAATAGCGAGATGCTTGCCCTTCAACGCTGCCCCCGGTCCAGACGCGGCCCGTTCGCATCGGGCAACCAACGTGCGACCCGGCTCATTACTTACCGGGCTTTCCGGCCCAACTTGATGCTTCATTTCCAGCACCTGCCAGCCAGCTTCAGTCAGCAGATCGCGGAACTCTTGCTCGGTGTAGTGCCGATGGTGGAAGCGATAGTTCTTAAACGGAAAGTGCGTCTCGTTAGGCACGCTGCAAAGCAACGTCTTGGCCGGGATGGCCTTAAGCACCGGCAGTGGATCGGCCAGATGCTCGATCATCTCGAATGCAACAGCAACGTCAAAATCGCCGTCATAGCTGGAGTTTATTACGTCAGCGGCGACGTATTCAGCGCCGCCATAGTGCTGCTTGGCATAGGCGACCGTTTCAGGGTCACGATCAACGCCCAGCACGCGGCGGGCATTGCGGGCAAGCAAATTGCTACCGTACCCGATCCCGCAGCCCAGGTCGATCACCCGCGCCTGCTGGCCTATATGCTGATCGGCCCACTGGTAGCGGGCAACGTGGTCTTGGCGGATACCGTCCAGGGTCGGAGAAACTTGGCGTTCGCCATCGTTGAGGGGCATCAATTCACCTATTGATCGGAGGGGCACACTAACCAGCCGGCAACACCGGCTCGTTGCTATGTCTCCCCAGCGGAAAGGGTGGGGGGACTTGAAGTCCCCCCACCTCTCCCACCGCTTAGGTGGCGACTGCCGCGCGATGCGGACGGCCCAAGATCGCGTTTACCGCAACCGGGGTGCCAGCGGTCGCAGTGGACGATACGTCCACCCGCACATAGCGGCTTCCGCCGCGGTAGCCGATGCGCTTGGTGACGTTCTCGGTCGAGTTATCGACGCGAGCAGCGGCGGCAAGGCCAGCCGCCGCCTCTGTCCCAAGCAGATCCGCGTCCGCAACGCTGGTCAGCGAGCCAGTGGCATCGCCTTCCAGAACCGTCACAGAAAACACCGCGCCGGTTGCCGTGATGGCGCCATAGGCAATGTCGAACTCGACGCTGTCATAGCCTCGCGTGTCGATAACACTGCCGGTCTGGCCGGTGCCGGTTGTGCCGACAGCAACCGGGGGGATTACCCGGATGATATCGACATTGTTGTGCATATCACGATATGCCATGTTCGTTGTCCTTTCTGCCGTCAGGCTATTAGTTGATAAACTTGATGATCTTGAGCGCTTCGAAGTTCACCACGTCACCGCCAACACGCTTGGTCGTGTAGAACTGGACATAAGGCTTGTTCGAGTACGGATCGCGCAGCGTGCGGATACCTACACGATCAACGATCTGATAGGCCGCGCGCAGATCACCAACGGCAATAGACAACGAGGAGGCGGCAATGTCGGCCATGTCCTCGAAATCGGCCACCGGATAACCAAAGAAGGTTGACGGCTGACCAACAGCACCGGGCGCCCAGACGTAAGCACCGTTGCTGTCCTTCTCCAGGCGCGCAGCGCCAAGCGTCGAGCGGTTCATGAACCAAGTGGCGTTCTGGCGGTACTGCATCTTGAGCGCGTAAAGCGCCGTGATTAGCGTATCCAGGCCATTCGGAGCGGCTGCAAAGTCACCCGAAACGCCCGTGTCGAACTGCTCAATTTTGCCATGCTCGAAGGTGCCGGCAGTCGTCCAGTCGTCATAGGTCATAAACCCACGCGGCTGACCAACCCCGGAGCCGGTCACGAATGCCGTATTTTCCTTGCGAGAGAAGTGATCGGCCACCTTGCCCGACAACCACTGCTCGATGTTGATGGACGCATCGTCCAGCAGCTTCTGCGTGGCTTGCGGCTTGGCATACATCTCATGCACCGGGATGCGCCAAGTGCCAACTTCCGGCGTGTCCGTTACCGCACGCGCCTCAGTTTCATTGACCCAGCCGCTGGAGATCTCGTCGTTGTCAATGACGCCTTCCAGGGCATCGGTCGAGATCACCTGCACGCTCGCATAGGCGCGAACCGGGCTAGTTTCGTAGATGCGTGCGGTGATGCGGCCCGACATATCGGGATGCACCAAATAGCCGCCGTCTGGATCGCTGCCGACCGAGAGCGCCTTGGCTTCATCAGCCGAAAGCACGCGGTCATCCTTGCGCAGGTAGCGGTCGAACGCGGCCTTGTACTGATCCAGATCGGCCGCGGTATATTCGCGGATGTCCGAGCCGTGACGCTTGGCGTTCATGCGCGCCCAGTCAAGCGCCTTTTGGTCGAGGTCGATTGCCTCGCCTTTGGCGTCGGTCACAACGCGGGACTGACGCTTAACGGCCAGCGCCGCTGCGTCGGCAATCTCGCTCGCCTTGGCCAGGTCGGCCTCCATGCGGCTGATCTTGTCGGCCAAGAGCGGATCGCTTTCGCCCTTCTTTTCGATCTCCGCCAGCCGCTCTTCGTTTGCGGCCTTCATCGCCTCAAAGGCAGTGTTGATATCATCAACCGCCTTTACAACGTTTTTCAATTCAATGTCCGGCATTTCGTAAATTCTCCTGTAGCCGATTGAGTGATGCAAAAACGCTTTTCAGCGCCTCCGCGTCTGGCTCATCCACCGCTACATCGTCCCGATGCGCCGCAAAGCCTTTGAAGCCCTCGGCAGCAACCGCCTTAGCTTCGCGCTGAGAAAAGCCCGCGTCCCGCAAGGCTTTCTCAAATTCTCTGATGGTCTTGATGGACTTAACGCCCGTCACCGTTGCCCGCTCATTCATGGGGAACGTGACCAAACTGATTTCAAATAACTCCACCTCTTCCAGCGCCCGCACGCGGCCATCCGCTTCGTCGCTGGCAGCAATGGTACGATAGCCAATGCTCATGCCGTCGAGCGCGCCGTTTTTGAGCAGCGCATAAGCCTCCATGCCTTTCTGCACGTCCAGCAGCAGCCGGCCCTTCACGTAAAGGCCCCGCTCATCCTCGGCCATCTCATCCCAGACGCCGATAACTTGGTGCGGATCATGCTGCCATAGCATCTTAACGCGCCGCTCGCCCTTGAGCGTCTTTGTAAATGCGCCTGGACGCATCACGTCCATGCCGCCATCGACGTTGTGAAAGACGCTGGCATAGCCCTCAAAGCCGCCGGTCTGGTTGAGTTCCTTCAAGTCGAAGGCCGCGTTTTTGTATTGCATTTACTTACCCCTATTCTATGCCAGGGATGACATGCACCGCCTGACAGCGGCAATTGATGATGTTGCCAGGATGGCCGTTTGGATCGCCGGGAAACATAATGGCGTTGCTGCCACCGTTGATCTGCGGCACGTTAAAGAACGCATCTATGGCGACCGTCACGCCGTCCATGCGGCGATGATCGAACTCGGCAATTGGTTCGTTGAAGTCACGAACGCGGGTGTCGGCAACGCTCACCCATTCCTTTTGCAGCGTCAGGCCGGTGGCCTTCGCGGCCTCATGCGTGCCGTGGTTCGCTGCGCCGTGCGTCTCGGTTCTGGCAATGAGCGCGCCACGCACTCGCGATATACGCGGGCTGGTAGCCTCCAGCGCCTGAGCGATTTCATCAAGCGACTGCCCGTCTTCCTGGCCGCGCGTCAGGCGCGTGATGATCCGTTGCCGCGTCGTCTCGGCAATGTCCGTGATTTTCTTTCGGATCGCCTCGGCGCGGATATATCCCAGCGCCAGCCGCTGGAACAATTCGGCAAAGCCTTTGCGTTCCAACTGGTGCAGCCCGCGCGCTTTGCCATCGTTCAAGATACGCTCACCGAACGCGGTAACGGTCGTGCTAGCCAGGTCGGCAAAGATTGCCGCAACCCGCGCCTCGTGATCGGCGGGCAGATACGGCACCGAGCCGGTCGAGCGCAACCCATTGACCATTTCCATGGTGGCCCGGTGAATCTCCACCGCGAACGGCCGCTGGTATTGAATGGTGATACTCTGCTGCAAGCGCCGCTGCTGAAA